AAACCTTGCCGCTCATCACGAAGTCAGAAGCAGCCGACGCCCTCGGGGTGTCCAGGGCGGCCGTCTACAAGGCGATCAAGCAGGGCCGCTTGCCCGTCGTTCGCACGGCGGACGGCCGCGAGCTGATCAAATCTGAGACCCTGCGCGAGGACTGGTTCGCCAACACCATGCAGAAGATCGGCAGGGGCCCCAAGCCACCTGCTGGTGAGAAAGCATTCCCGCCGCCGCGGCCAAAGCCTCAGCCGGAGGAGCAGGAGCTCCCAGTTGAAGAGCCAAAGCGCGAGCAATCACTCGCAGCACCAGAGCCTGGCGACATCGTCCCCGAGTACAACGAGAGCCGAGCCCGCACCGAGTACCTGAAAGCCGAGCTGCTTGAGCTCGAGCGGAAGGAGAAGGAAGGGCTGCTGGTGCGGTCCGCTGATGTTCAGGCGAAGTGGGTGGAGGTGATTACCATCAGCCGCACCAAGGTGCTCGGGGTGGTGTCAAAGGCCAAGCAGCGGATCCCGGATCTCACCCAGGATCAGATCGCGATCCTCGAGGACATCATTCGCGAGGCGCTGGAGGAGCTGGCCGATGGCTGAGGTTTCGGACCTGGCCAGGGAGGCGCTGCGAGCGTGGAAGCCACCGGATAAGCTGACGCTGAGCGAGTGGGCTGATCGGCACTTTTACCTGTCGGCCGAGAGCAGCGCCGAGGCTGGACGGTGGCACACGCTGCCGTACCAGAAGGGGATCATGGATGCGATAACAGATCCAAGTATTGAACAAATAAGTGTGATGAAATCTGCACGTGTTGGATATACCAAGTGCTTAAATGCGTGCATTGCATTTCATATTCATCAAGATCCTTGTCCAATGATGTTGGTGCAGCCAACCATTGAAGACGCACAAGGATATTCCAAAGAAGAAATTGCCCCGATGCTGCGCGATACCCCCGTGCTGCGTGGGCTTGTCAGCGAGAGCAAGGCGAAGGACGGAGCCAACACGATCCTGCAGAAGCAGTATCCGGGCGGAACGCTGGGCCTGGTGGGGGCGAACAGTCCGCGAGGTTTCCGTCGTGTGAGCCGGCGGATCGTGATGTTTGACGAGACGGACGGCTACCCACCGAGCGCCGGGCCTGAAGGCGACCAGATCAAGCTGGGCATCAGGCGGACGGAGTATTACTGGAACCGCAAGATCATTGCTGGGTCGACGCCGACGCTGAAGGACGCGAGCCGGATTGAGCGGTTGTTCGCCCAGGGTGATCAGCGGCGGTATTTCGTGCCCTGCCCCGACTGCGACCACATGCAATACCTGAAGTGGTCGCACATGCGATGGGACGACCAGTATTCACCGGTGCATTACGTGTGCGAGCAGTGCGGCGTGCTGATCCCGCACTCGAAGAAGCGTTGGATGGTGGAGCGCGGCAAGTGGCGTGCGACGGCACCAGGCAACGGGAAGCATGCCTCGTTCCATGTCTGGGCGGCGTACAGCTACAGCCCGAATGCGAGCTGGGACAACCTGCGCGATGAGTTTCTGGAGGCGAAGAGCGACCCGGAGGCGCTGAAGACGTTCGTCAACACCGTGCTCGGCGAGAGCTGGGAAGACGATTATGCGGCGAAGGTCGGCGCCGACAGCCTGCTCGAGCGTGCTGAGTTCTACGAGCACCGAATGATTCCGGCCGAGGCATCAGCGCTGACGATCGGCTGCGACGTTCAGGACAACAGGTTGAGTTTGAGCGTGTGGGCATGGGGCCGCGAGGAAGAAGGCTGGCTGATCGATCGCCAGGTGATCCACGGAGATCCCAGCCGGCCAGAGCCGTGGAAGCAGCTGGACGAGATTTTGCTGCGACCGTTCAAGCATGCGCTCGGCGGTGAGCTGCGGCCAGACGTGGTGTGCATCGACTCGGGCGGTCACCACACGATGGAGGTGTACCAGTACGCGAGGGAGCGCCAGAACATGGGCGTGATTGCGATCAAGGGTCAGAGCCAGAAGGGCAAACCACCGATCGGCAAAGCCACCAAGGTGGATTTGAACATCAAGGGCAAGGCGTTGAAGAAAGGCGCCGAGGTGTACCCGGTTGGTAGCGACACGGTGAAGAGCCTGCTGTTTGGCCGGCTGAAGCACAACGAGCCGGGCCCTGGGTTCCTGCACTTCTACGCGGAGGCGGGGAAGGAGTATTTCGAGGAGCTGACGGCAGAGAAGCAGATTACGCGGTTTGTGCGCGGGTATCCCGAGAGAGTTTGGGTAAAGAAATCAAGCCAACGGAACGAAGCGTTGGATGAACTGGTTTATGCGTATTCAGCGTTAAATCGGATGTATCAAAAGTATGATCGCAGAACGATCTGGGATCAGCTGGAGAAACGGCTTGAAAAGCCCATGGAAAGGGAGCGCAAGACGCCGCTAAGATCGAATAAGCCCGCAAAACGGAGCTTTGTCCGCCAGTGGTGAGGCCGTGAGAATCCCAACGACAATTCGCGCTGGCGACACCATTACCTGGGTGGACTTGCCAACGATCGACGCGTTTGGCGCTGCGATCGACAGCTCCAACCACGGCCTCACCTACTACCTGCGCACCAACACCGCGAGTGAAGGCGCGACGGTGGTCGGCACAGCAGAGGGTACAGGGTGGCGATTCACGATCGCTTCGGGCACGTCGTCCGCGTTCGATGCCGGCACCTGGTATTTCCAGGCGGTGGCCACGGCCACGGTGGGTGGCGCCAAGACGACGCTGGGCTCTGGTCAGCTGACGGTTGATCCGTCGCTGAGCTATGCCGGCTCACCGGGTGCGTTCGATGGGCGCTCGCAGTCGCAGAAGGATCTTGAAGCTGTTCAGGCTGCAATCCGCTCGCTGATGAGTGGCGGCGCGGTGCAGGAGTACCGGATCGGCACTAGGAGCCTGAAGCGCTACGACCTTGCTGATCTGCTGGCGCTTGAGACCAAGCTCAAGGCTGAAGTGGCTCGTGAAAACAAGGCTGCCATGATCGCGAACGGTCTCGGCAACCCCCATAACCTGTTCGTGAGGTTCGGCCGCTGATGGGACTCCGCACTCGTGTCATGACGGCCCTTGGATTTGGGTCGAAGCCTGAAGCTCAGCCGGCTCGTCGTCGCCGGCGCACCTATGCGGGTGCGGTGATCAATCGCCTGACGAGCGACTGGATCGCGAACGGCACCAGCGCCGACGCCGAGATCAAGACCAGTCTGCGGAAGCTGCGGGACCGCAGCCGGCAGATGGTGCGGGACAACCCGTATGCGCGGCAGGCGAAGCGCACCACGCAGATCAACGTGGTGGGCGGCGGGATCAAGCTGCAGTCGCAGGTGATGAGCCTGCGCGGGAACAAGCGCGACGATCGGATCAACGGCGCGATCGAAAGCCAGTGGACCCGATGGTGCAGGAAGGAATTCTGCGACGTGGCGGGCAAGAGCAGCTTCAATATGTTCGAGTGGCTGGCCGCCGGTGCGCTGCCCGAGTCTGGTGAGGTGATCTTCAGGATTCACCGACGGGCGTTCGGTGGCAGCAAGGTGCCGATGGCGCTGGAGATCATCGAGAGCGATCTGCTCGACGACGAGTATCAGGGTGCAGTGAGCGCCAAGAACAACGAGTGGCGGATGGGCGTCGAGATCGACCCCTACGGCCGCCCGGTGCAGTATGCGTTCCTGACGCGGCACCCCGGCGATTATTGGTTCCAGGGGACGCCCGATCGCACCAGTGTGAAACACGTCTTCCTGCCAGCCAGGGATGTTGTTCACCTGTTTATCCCGGAGCGCCCCAATCAGCACCGAGGCGTGCCGTGGTTTGCGCCGGTGATTGGCGATGCTCATCAGCTGGCCGGCTACGAAGAAGCCGCGGTGGTGCGGGCCCGGTCGACGGCATCACTGATGGGCTTCATCACATCACCCGAGGGTGAGCTCGAAGCCGATGACGTGGAAGAGGGTCAGCGGATCACCGAGTTCGAGCCTGGGGTGTTCAAGTATCTGGACGCCGGACAAAACGTGGTGGTGCCCGACCTGAAGTCGCCGGATGCGCAGTATGAGGGCTTCGTGCGGGCGAAGACGCGGCGGTTCGCCAGTGGTTTCGGCTGTTCCTATGAGACCCTGTCGCGGGACTTCTCTGAGACCAACTACAGCAGCAGCCGGTTGAGCCTGCTCGAGGATCGCGACCACTGGAAGGTGATCCAGAGCTACCTGATCGAAAATTTCCACACGCGGGTGTTCCGCGAGTGGCTGGATGTAGCGGTGCTCAGCGGTGAGCTGGCGCTGCCGGACTACGAGCTGCGGCCAGAGCGCTATGACACACCGCGCTGGATGGCGCGTGGCTGGAGCTGGGTTGATCCGCTGAAGGAGGTGAAGGCCTACCGCGAAATGGAAGCTGCTGGGTACAAGACCAAAGCGCAAATTGTGGCCGAGCTGGGCGGCGACCTGGATGAGAACCTGCAGCAGATTGCGCGGGAGAAGAAGCTGGCCGACGAGCTGGGTGTTCAGCTGGACGCCGACATCGCCGCGGTACAACCGGCCGAGCAGCAGCCGGCTAGCGACGGGGAGCCTGCTTTACCTCCCGAGGCTCCCCGTCGCACACGCAATTCGCGTCGCAAGAAGGTGAGTAATGTGGATGGAGCTGAATCTGCGCGTCCTGATGGTCCGCTTAACTGATGGATGACACCCGAGCGATGCACGATCTGACCGAAGAGCAGGTCGCCGCGATTGGCGAAACCGTGAGCGAGGTTGTGGCCGAGCACATGGCTGAAGTTGTCGAAGATGTCGTCGAAACGCTGTCTGGCGAAGATCCTGAGGCTGAAACGCCTGAAGAGGAGGCCATGGAAGAGCGCAGCCTCGAAGGCAACTACACCCGAACCGAAGTCACCTCGTTCTCGGAGGTGGAGGATCGGAGCTTCGAGTTCCCCTTCAGCTCCGAGTATCCTGTGGCGCGGTACTTCGGTAACGAGGTGCTGAGCCACGAGGATCGCTCCGCCGATCTGGCACGTCTTAATGACGGTGCTCCGCTGCTCTTTAACCACAACCCCGACAAGGTTGTTGGCGTAGTGGAGCGCGCATGGATCGACGGCGCCAAAAAGCGTGGCTACGTAAAGGTCCGCTTCTCTCGCAATAGCTTTGCCAAGGAAGTGATGGCTGATGTCAAAGATGGCGTTCTTCGTGGCGTCAGCTTTGGTTACGCCATCAACAAGATGGAAGAGCGAGGCGATAACTTCGTAGCCACTGAGTGGAGTCCTTACGAAGTTTCAGTTGTTAGCATCCCGGCAGACCCCACTGTGGGTGTAGGCCGGTCGCTCGCGACTGACTCTGCGGCCCCCGCCGCATCACCAACCCCCCAAGAACCTGAGGTTCACATGGAAAACACCCCTGACGTGGAGGTGATCCGGTCCAAGGCCGCCGAGGCCGAGCGGAGCCGTATCGCCACCATCACCGCACTCGGTGACAAGCATGGTCTCCAAGATCTGGCTCGTGAGCTGATCGACGGTGGCCGTTCCGTGGACGAGGCTCGCGCCGCTGTCCTCGACAAACTCGACACCCGCAGCTCCAAAGTGGAACACCGCATTGCTGACGAAAAGGCCAACGATCTTGGTCTCACCGAGAAGGAGACTCGTGAGTTCTCCTTCATCCGCGCCCTGAACTACCTGGCCAACCCTGGCGACCGCAAGGCTCGCGAGCAAGCTGGCTTCGAGATCGAAGTCGGCGAGGCTGCTGCCAAGAAGTACGAGCGCTCTTCCAACGGGATCGTGATCCCCAACGAAGTGCTGCGTCGTGACCTCGTGGTCGGCACCAGCACCGCTGGCGGCAACCTGGTTTCCGCTGAACTGCTGAGCGGCAGCTTCATCGACCTCCTGCGCAATCGCATGGCGATGATGCAGGCCGGCGTGACGATGCTGTCTGGCCTGCAGGGCAACATCAGCCTCCCGAGACAAGGCTCGGCTGCGACCGCGTACTGGGTAGGCGAGGGCGGCAGCCCCACCGAGAGCCAGCAGGCAATCGACCAGGTCAACATGACCCCCAAGACTGTGGGTGCATTCGTTGACTACAGCCGCCGCCTGCTGCTGCAGTCCTCGATTGATGTTGAGGGCATGATCCGCGCCGACCTGGCTCGCGTGATCGCTCTTGAGCTCGATCGCGCTGCGATCTACGGCACCGGCAGCTCCAACCAGCCTCTGGGTCTGACCAACACCACCGGTATTGGCGCTCAGACCATCACCAGCTTCGGCACCTTCGCCGAGTACATCGGCATGGAAACCGATGTGGCAACCGCCAACGCTGATGCTGGCTCCCTGCGCTACATCGTCAACGCAGCTGCCCGCGGCGCCCTGAAGAGCACCGAGAAGTCGGCGACCTCGACCGCTCAGTTCGTGTACGAGAACGACCAGATCAACGGCTATCCGGTGATCGTGTCGAACCAGCTCGGCAACAACGACTGCCTGTTCGGTGACTTCAGCCAGTTTGTGGTTGGCATGTGGTCTGGCCTGGATCTGACCGTGGATCCCTACGCCGGCTCCACCGCTGGCACTGTGCGGATCATCGCCCTGCAGGACGTTGACTTCGCAGTCAAGCAGCCTGGCGCCTTCTGCTTCGGCACCTGATCGCCATGAGGATCGAGATCCTTCGCTCGGTCATGATTTCGGGGGAGTCAGTTCAGGCTGGCTCCTTCATTGAAATCAGCTTGGCCGACGCCAATCTGCTGATTGGCATGAACAAGGCTCGCCTGGCGCCTGCGCCTGAGCCTGAACCTGAGCCCGAGGCTCCGAAGCGGGGCCGCAAGTCCACCACCACAACCTCTGAGGAGGCTTGAACCATGGCCATTCTTCGCCAAGCTCTCGACAAGCTCGAACTTGTCAACTTCCACGCAACCGCCGCTCGTACTGCCACTGGTAGTGCTACTGGCGTTGACGCGCAGTCCTACGACGGCGATCTCGTGCTCCTGCTTGACAGTGCCGCCGGCACTGGCACCACGCCGACACTGGCTGTGACCGTTGAGCATTCCGATTCGCTGGGTTCCGGCTACACCGCGATCAGCGGTGCAGCCTTCACCACCGTGACCACCACTGCTTCGCAGCAGAAACTGGTGGTCAGCAAGGACGAGGCCAAGCGCTACGTGCGCGTGACCTACACACTTGGTGGCACGACCCCCTCGTTCACCTTCTCCGTCAACGCTGTTGGCGTGAAGAAGTACGGCTGATGAAGCCAGGGCCCTAGCTACGGCTGGGGCCCAACACTTTGAGGCACGGGCATGATCACCGAAGACCTGTCACTGTTCCTCGCGGATTTCGGCGTCACTGTCACCAGTGGCGCCGTTTCTGGCATGGGGATTTTGGACATGCCTAGCCAGATCGTGGCGGACGGCATGGTGCTGACGACTGACTATCGGTTGACGGTGCGCACGTCTGAGTTCGGCGGCCTGATCTACGGCGCAGCGGTGACTGTGGACGGCGTCAGCTACCAGGTGCGGGAGGCGATGAAAATCGATGACGGCAACTTCACTGAGCTGATGCTCACCCGTCTGGCGCCTGAGTCTGTGGCTGCTGGCCAGGATCCGCGCACCTTCGGCCTGGCTGATCTGACGGATGTGAACATCACCAACGCCCAGCAAGGCGACCTGCTGGTGCATGACGGGACAGAATGGGTTGATACACCGGATGTAGACGGCGGGGGCGCGAGCTGATGGCGACGACTCGGCAGCGGATCAGGGTACGCCGGGATACCGCCGCCAACTGGACGGCCGCCAATCCGGTGCTTTTGGATGGCGAGATCGGCTACGAGACAGACACGAAGCAGGCCAAAGTCGGCAACGGCAGCTCGGCGTGGTCGGCGCTCGAGTATGCGCCGTGGAACCGAAATCCGATTCTGCAGTCGATCCAACTGCTGACGACTGGCGGCAATGCCGACACCGCCGGCGAGCTGGCATGGAACGCCGACGACCAGACGCTGGACGTTGCCAAGGGTGGCGGCACGGTGCTGCAGGTCGGGCAGGAGATGAGTTTCCTGGTTCACAACGGCACTGCCAGCACAATCCCTGACGGATCGGCGGTGATGTATGCCGGCACCAACGGCAACAGCGGCCGGCTATCGGTGGCGCCGATGATCGCCAACGGTACGCTGCCGGGCTATGTGTTTTTGGGTGTGCTGACTGAAAGCATCGCGGCGGACGCTGATGGCTTTGTCACCACCTTCGGCAAGGTGCGCGGCATCAACACCAGCGCCTATCCCGAAGATTCGATCCTGTGGGCGGACCCTGCAACACCGGGCGGCTTCACACTGGTCGAGCCTGATGGGCCGAACCTGAAGCTGCCGATCGCGGCGGTGATCAGCTCCGCCAACAACGGCACGATTTTCGTGCGGGCTAACACGGGCCAGAACCTGGCGGACTGCCATGACGTTGAAACTAGCGGCGCCAGCGACGGCGACGTGCTGACCTGGGATGACGCGCAGAACCGCTGGGAGCACCGCCCCAGTCCGCCGCGCAGCATCACGATCGCCGGCCCGCAGCCTGGGGACGCGTTCACGCTGTTTCGCACCACTTCTGATGCCACTCTCTCGAGCGTGGTTGGCTTGGTGTCCGGCGGCTCGGTCACCTACGAGCTGCGCTATGCGACTGATCGCACGACCGTCGGCACGCTGGCGACGGTCAGCGACACCGTGACCAACACCACCACAGGCGATGCTGCCACGATCCAGAACCAGCCGATGCCGCCCAGTAGCTACGTCTGGGTGAGCATCACGGCTGTGACCGGCACCGTCAACGAGTTCAATCTCTCAGTTGCGTTCTGACCCTAAACTGAAGCCATAGACAGGAGCCCTTCGATTCATGGCCACCTTCAATAAATTTCACTCATTCGTGGAGGCGCTGGCCGAGAAGGTTCACAACCTCGGCAGCGACACGCTGACGGTGGCACTGAGCAACACGGTGCCAATCAACACGAACACGCAGCTGAGCAACATCACTCAGATTGCCTACACCAACATCCAGAACGGCACGACCACCGGCCGCAACCTGGCTGGTGTGACCTCGGCGCAGACGACCGGCACCTACAAGCTGGATGCCAACGATCTGGTGCTGACCGCCACCGGCACGGTGCCCACGTTCCGCTACGTGGTGCTGTACAACGACACCGCCACCAACGATGAGCTGATCGGCTGGTATGACTACGGCGCTGCTGTTGACCTGCTGAACGGCGAGACCTTCACGATCACCTGGGACGCTGCTGGCATCCTGACCCTGGCCTGATAACTGAAGCGGAGGCAGGACCGTGGCTGTTGCCCATAGTGCTGCCTCAGAGTCGCACACAGGTGCGACTGGTTCAGCAAGCCAGGCAGCGTTCAGCTGGACGCATACGCAGACGGGCACGCCGCGGGGCGTGGTCGTTTTTGTGTCCACCTACGCCAGCGTCACCAGCCTCGTCACCAGCGTCACCTATGGAGGCGTAGCGCTCACGCGCCTTACCGGCGGCTTGGCGCAGGATGCTGCTGGTGAGCTTGGCCGCCTCGACACCTTCTTCCTCGGCAGTGGCCTCGGCACCGGTAACCAGACCATCACGGTCAACCGGACCAACAACGCCACCGTCATGTATGCGGCGGCAGCCACCGTCACCGCTGGCGCCAACACCGCAGTCCCCGAAGCAACCATCGTGCTGCTCCAGGGCGACGGCACCTTGGCAGCGCAGACCGTTAATGACACCTCACCGGGGCAGAACAGCGTCCGCTATGCGGGCTGCTACTCCGGCCTAAACGCGCCACCAACGGCTGGTACGGGCAGCACGCTGCTCAACAGCATTGACATCGGCAACTACGGCTCGGCGCTGGTGCGCGAGACCACCGCCGGCCAAGGCGCCCGCAGCATCGGCTTCACTGGTGCCACGGACGACCGCGCTGCAGTCCACCTCGCCATCCGCGAGCTGGTGCCGCGGAGTCTTCCGCAGACGGTCGCCAGCTTCACGCTGACGGGCAACGACGCCACCTTCACCAAGGCCAGCCCGAAGGAGATCGCCGCTGAGACAGGCGCGTTCACCCTGACCGGCAACCCGGCTGATCTGCTCCACGGCCCAGATCTACTGGCAGAGGTTGGTGCGTTTGCCCTGAACGGCAACCCAGCCGATACCCGCCACAACGTCCGCCTCGAGGGCGGCACTGGGGCGTTCACGCTGGCGGGGCAGCCGGCAACGCTGAGCAAGACTGCTGCGGCGAAGGTTCTCACAGCCGAGACAGGCGCCTTCGCCCTGAACGGAGGGCTGCCGACTTTCAAGGTTGCTTATCGCATTGATGCAACGGCTGGGCAGTTCAGCTTCACTGGTAATCCCGCTGGACTGGCTGATACCGACAAGTTAGTAGCTGAAACTGGCGCCTTCAGCCTCGCAAGCAATGGCGCCACTCTGCGCCAGAACTACGCCATCACCGCCGAGGTCGGCACTTTTGCCGTTACCGGCCAACCAGCAACGCTGCGCCATAACCCGCGCATCCCGATCACCGTCAGCTCATTTGCACTGAACGGCGGCAACCCTGCGCTGCTGCGCGGCCGTTACCTCAGCGGCGGCACTGGCACCTTCACCGAGACCGGCCAGCCTGCCACCTTCCGCCGCACCTGGGCCATCCAAGGCGGCACCGGCAGCTTTACCTTCACTGGCACCCCCGCTGGCCTGACCGAGCTGGGCGCCTACGAGATCGACCCGATCGCCGGCAGCTTCACGCTTTCGGGTCAGCCGGCCAGCCTGGCACAAAGCCAGAGCCTGCCGATCACGGTCGGCACCTGCGCCTTCACTGGCCAACCCGCCACGCTGCGCCACAACCCGGCGCTCGCTGCCGATCGCGGTCAATTCACCTTTACCGGGCAGCCCGCTGCACTTAAGCAGGGCTATCGGATCGACGGTGGCACCGGAGCATTCGCCTTTACCGGCAACCCTGCAACGCTTGCCAAGTCGGCAGCCAAGCAGCTCACGGCAGTTGCGGGTGTCTTCACGCTTGCTGGCCAGCCGGCAACACTCCGAGCCAATGCAGCGCTGACTGGCGAGCGCGGTCAATTCACCCTGACCGGTCAACCGGCAACCTTCGCCCGCACTCGTCAGATCGTCGGTGCTCGCGGCCAGTTCCTGCTAAGCGGCAACCCGGCATCGCTTACGGTCGCCTACTCCATGCTCGGCGGCCGTGGCGCATTCACGTTCACGGGCAACCCCGCTGGCCTGACTGACACTGATGAGCTCGCCGCCGCCACTGGAGCATTCACCTTCACCGGCCTCTCCGCAACGCTCGCTAAGGCCAGCACGGCCCGCCGCCGCAACGTGCTGATCTTCTAGGAATGTCCCGGAATTGCCCGCGCCTTGATCTGCGCAATGCCGCTATTCTGAGCCCATGACCAAGCGCGAACAGATTCTTGCTGCGATCCGCACCACGCTGACCAACACGGTCGGTGTCGGCACTCGGATTTATCGCAGCCGCGTCGAGCCACTAGCCCGGCAAGAGAGCCCTGCAATCATCGTTGAACCAATCGAAGATATTTGCGCTCAGAACACAAGCCTTCCCACGCTGGACTGGAGCCTGACAGTTCGCGTTGCTGTCGTCGTTCGCGCCAACATTCCAGATCAGTCCGCTGATCCGACTGTCGAGTCGCTCCATTCCAAGCTGATGGCCGACCTGACGCTCGGCGGCCTCGCGATTGATGTTCAGCCTTTGCGGGTAGAGTTTCAAACAGTGGAGGCCGATGTGCCGGCCGGTGTCGTCATGTGCGATTACCGTGTTCAGTACAGAACCTCTGTGACCAATCTCGGAGCCTGATGATGGCTATCACGATTGACGAATACCATGGGCAGGGAGGCACTTACCTCCAGGACCCTAAAACCGGCAAGAGAAAGCTCGTCGAGCGGACAGAGCCGGCCCAACCCTCCGAACCACAGCCTGAGGTAACGAGCAATGGCTCTGACACGCAAGCGACTGATCCTGGTCAAGAAGGAGTCGACGTACGGGACTGACAGCACCCCCGCCGGTACTGACGCCCTTCTCGTCCGCAACCTTGAGATCACGCCGATCGAGGCTGATGTTGTCAGCCGTGACCTGATCCGCCCATACCTTGGAAACAGCCCTCAGCTGCTTGCCAACAGCCGTGTCAGCGTCACCTTCCAGGTTGAACTCGCTGGTTCTGGCGTTGCCGGCACCGCTCCTCGCTATGGGGCGATCCTGCAGGCATGCGGCATGAGCGAGACGATCGTCGCGTCCACCAGCGTCACCTACGCACCGGTGAGCGCCGCGTTCTCAAGCGCCACGATTTACTTCAACAACGACGGCATCCTGCATAAGGCCACCGGCTGCCGCGGCACCTTCACGATGAACTGCGAAGTGGGCCAGATCCCCACGCTCGACTTCACGATGGTGGGTGTCTACAACGCACCGACCGATACGGCCGCCCCTGCTGTCACCTACTCCACTCAAGCCAGCCCGCTGGTCTTCAAGCAGGGCAGATGATCGAGGCAGTGGCTCTGGCAACGAAGGACTTTTTCGCCCTCGCCCAGACTGAGACCACTGGAAACCTGACCTTCCTGCACGGCACCACCGCTGGCAACCGGGTCACGCTGACAGCATCGCAGTGCGACGTGAGCAATCCGTCGTATGGTGATCAGGACGGCATCCAAATGCTGAACATTCCGTTCGTTGCTGTGCCTACCACGGCCGGTAACGACGAAATCAGCCTAGCCTTCACCTGATTCAAGGATCTACCGCATGGCTTTCGTCCGAAAGAAGTCTTCATCCTTCAAGTGGCCCGTCACCGTCGAATTCCCCGTCGACGGTGGCCGTTTTGAGAGCGAGTCATTTGACGCGATCTTCAAGCGCATCGGTCGCAAGGAGTTCCAGAGGCTGATCGACAAGGGCGATCTCGATCTGATTGAGACCGTCCTCGAGGGCTGGGAGGGCGTGAAAGACGAGTCCGGTAAGGACATCCCGTTCACGTCTGCTGCACTGAAGGACATGCTCGATGACCCTTGCTTCACCAAGGGCGTCATCACGGCATACCTCGCCAGCCTGGAGGGGGCGAAGGCAAAAAACTAAAGGACGCGGCCCGCTACTGGGCCGCAGCCGGCGGTGAGAAGGACGAGACCGAGGACGATGCCCGATTGATGGGTATCGTCCTTCCTCCGTCTGCAGAGGAGTCAGACGAGTTTGAGGTATGGGATGACAACTGGGACATCGTCATGATGTTCCTGCGCATGCAGACCCAGTGGAACGTCGTGATGGGCGGCTTCACCGGGTTGAAGTATGAGGTGCTGCGCTGGTTGTGCGACCTATACTCGGTGGAGGACCCCAAAGCCATGCTGGAGGGCATCCAGATCATGGAAGCTGCCGCCCTCGAGGAGCTGAACAAGAACGATGGCTGAGTCGGTCGCACGGGTAAAAATCCTCGCCCAAATTGAAGGGCTGGAGGGTTTCGACAAGCTCAAAGGCGCGTTCAAGGGCCTGCAGCAGGCGATTGGGCCGGCTGACGCTGACCTGAGCAAGGCGCGGAAAGAGATTCTTGAGTTTGGGAAGGCCGGAGCCAAGACCGAGCAGGTCATCCGCGGGCAGGTTGATGCGCTGAAAGCGCTGCAGGGACAGGCTTCGATTAGTGGGAGTGTTTATCGGAAGCTGAGCCAGGACATAAAGGCGCTTGATAATACCTACAAGGAAGCAACGAAATCTGCGGCAGAGTTTCGGGCGGAGCAGGCCAAGGTTCGCAACCAGATCCCAGCTGCTAAAGAGAGGACACTTGCCAACCAGCTGGCACCATTCAAAGCCGAGCTGCAAGAAGCAAGTGTCTATGCTCGACGGTACGGTGAGCTGCTGGCAGAGATTGAGCGCCAGCAAAAACCATTTGATCGCGCTTCGGATGGGGCCGCTGCAAGCGCAGCAGGCATTGCCCGCCCTGCCCGACACGACCGCCGGCCTGAACCAGCGCCTGAGCGAGCTCAACGCCGATTTTGTCAATCTCGCCCGCGGTGGCGACCGCTGGATCCAGGTCTCTCGCGAGATCGCTAACGTCCAGCGCCAGCTCAACCAAGAATTCGCCAACCCTGCTGTCGAAGCTGCTCGTCGCCGCCTCGAGGCCAGTCGCAACACCAGCAGCGGCTTTCTGGCGTTCTCGTCGGGGCTCGAGGATCGACTGGCAGTCCAGAAATCGATCGAGCGTAACCGCCGCAATCAGCCCGCAGCTTTTTATTCGGCGCCGCTTGATCGCCCTCGTCCACCTAGCGAGCTATTCCGCAACATTGCCGGAATCAGTAATGCGACAGCATCTAATCAGCTGCAGTTTATGGAGCGAAGCTACGCGGAGGTGGCCGCGAGTATCCGCGAAGCAACCAAGGCTTCAGATGGCAGCATTAACAGCCTGCGAGCGCAGCGCAGCGCTTGGGAGGCACTGCGAAATACGCTCGGCCAGGACAAGGCGGCTTTGCGTGAGGTGAGCAAGGAGCTCGCCATCATTGACAGGCAGCTCGAAAAGCGCGGCGTTGGCAGTGGCGGTGGCCGAATCGGGAAAGGCGTCCAGGCATTTGGCGCCATCGCATCTGGCGCCATCTTTGGCGGCCCTGAAGGAGCTCTTGGCGGCCTCGCCGGGGCTGCGATCGGCGGGGTGCCTGGAGCATTCGCTGGTGCGGCTATCGGTGGCACGGTGAGCACTGCTCGCCAACAGATTGGCCAACTTGCCACCTACGCCGCCGACATCAGCAAGCTCGAGATCGCGCTGAAGGGTGTCACGAAGACGCAGGAGGAGTACCAGCGAGCACTGGCGGCATCGGCATCGGTCACCAAAGACTTCAATGTTCCTCAGCTTGAAGCCACCAGAGGCATGACGCAGCTCAGCGCTGCGGTGATCGGCGCTGGCGGCAAGGTAGCGGATGCCGAAGTGGTGTTCCGCAACGTGACCGCTGCCATCAAGGCAAGCGGCGGCACTTCGGAGGATGTGCAGGGCGCCCTGACTGCTCTTGGCCAGATTTTCTCGAAGGGCAAGGTCTCCGCCGAAGAACTGCAGGGCCAGCTTGGTGAGCGCCTGCCAGGCGCGGTGACGATGTTTGCCAAGGCCACCGGGCGCACCCTGCCGCAGCTGCAGAAGGATCTCGAGCAGGGTGCGGTCGGTCTCGCGGACCTGATGAAGTTCGTGGTGTCTGATCAAGGCCTCGGGCAATTCGAGCAGCGAGCGAAAAGTGTTGCGGATTCGTCGGCCGAAGCCGGCGCCCGTCTGACCACCACCTGGAACGACACCAAGCGTGCGATCGGCGAGGCGCTCATGCCCCTAGGGGCGGAGATTCAGGATTCGCTGGCGAAGGCGCTGCGTGATGCGACGCCGGCGCTGGTTGGCTTTGCGAAGGGATTTGCATCTCTCGTTCAGCTTTTTGCTGACAACGCAGGACTCATTTCTGGCGTTCTCAAAACACTGCTGGGCTTTGGGGCGATAGCCGGTGCTGCGATTGGCGTAACACAGCTAGCTGGCGCAATGAGAGGCCTCGCGCTTGGAATTCAAGGTCTCGGGGGTGCAATGGTAACCGCCAGACTTGCGGCACAGTCTCTGAGCATTTCAATAGCGGCGATTCCTGGTATCGGCTGGGTTGCGGCTGGCATTACGGCGCTGGGATTGCTGACCGTTGAACTTTATAACAATAATGACGCATTTAGGACATGGGTCAACAATCTTGGCACCGTTATCTCGAGCGACTTTAAGAATGTGTGGGACGGCGCTGTTTCTATCGTCTCCAGGGCAACAGACGCCATAGTCGACGTATGGAATGGCGCTAGCAATCTTATTTCCTCGATTGGGCAGGGAATTGCAAATCAGTTTGATAATCTTTTTGGCGGCCTGTTTAGCAAGATTCAAAGCTTCTGGAATGGACTGCCTGAGCCTGTTCGTCGGGCGATGTCTCAAAGTGCAAGTAACGCAGTCGGTGGACTGCTTGCTCCTGGTAATCCTGCGCTTGCCTATGGAATTGGCGCGGGAGTTCGAGCGGCTCAGATGGGGCCCAACGCACAAGACAGTGCGATGTTTGGTCGGTATGGCACCGCTGATGGGCAGACCAGTCCAGCAGCCTCTGCCCTGACCGATTGGCAAATCCAGCAAGACCAGAAAGACGCAAAGGCAAAGCAGGCCGCAGACAAGGCTCGCGCTGAAGCTGAGCGGTTAGCTGCCGAACAGCAGCGTTTAGATGAAGCCGTTGCCAAAGCCGAGATTCAGCTCGCCCAGACGGTCTTCAACAACCAGATGGAGCTGGTCAAGAAGCGTTACGACTACGAGCAAGAGCGCATTCAGATGCAGCGCGACATCTGGGCGGGCACATTTGAAGGCGTCAAAAACGAGTCTGCTCGCGCATTTGTCGAGCTTCAGAACCGTCTTGGTGAATTGCGCAAGCGGTTATTTGAATCTGATCTTGATATCAAGCGGGCCCAGCAAGAGCTGACTTCGGCTACTCGAATGGAGGCTGTCACATCGCAGGGCATTGCCGGCAGCGGCGGTGGCGTCGCGACCACCGGCATCATCGCGCGCACCGGCAACACCGGTCAGAGCACTGGCGCTCATCTTGACCTGCGATGGGGCGACGGGCGGCCGATTACTCGAGCCGACGCAGACAAATACTTCCTGATCAACGGCAAGGCACCCAGCTCGTTCGGCGTCACCAGCGGTTACGGCCCTCGCAGCCTGTTTGGCCGCAGCTTCCACGCCGGAATTGATTTCGGCACTCCGGCTGGATCGGGCATCAGCCTGAAGGGTGGAGCCAAGTTTGGCCGCGACCTTGGCAACACCGGCGCCGGCGGCTACGCGATCGAGGTGATGACGCCGGAGGGCACCATGCGCGCCCTGCACCTCATGGCGGGCAGTGTCATGCGCGCGACGCCAGGCGCCCCCGCCGGCGCCGGTGCCCAGGTGCGACGTGACGTGCGCGCCGAAGGCGGTGTGGGTATCGCTTCTGCAGGGCTCGGTCAGGCACGAGCAATTGCTGGGCTTGACAAGGCGCAAGTGCAAGGGCTGGAGATGCTGATCCCGCAGCAGTACGCCCAGCAGCAGACGCAGGGGCTGCGCGATCAGGCGAAAGCGCTGGAAGACACGAATGCGCTGTTTGCCAAGCGGATCCAGCTTGAGGCGCAGGGTATGCGGCCTGAGCTCTTAGACGCGCAGATGCGAATCAATGAAGTCGATCAGGAGCGCTCCGACAAGCTGGCCCAGCTCAACGAAAACCTGCGCATTGCCAAGGATCTGCAAAATCCAACCCTGATCGCCTCGGTGCGGGATGAAATCGAACTCACAAACGCCGCCTACGAGCGTCAGATCACCGCAATCAACGCACTGGCTCAAGCGCAGACCGCTGCCGGAGTGGCGCTTTCAGGTCGCATCGGCCAGCTGCGGCAAGAGCTTGAGCAGCTCACCAATTTCGAAAACGTAATCATCAGCGTCTCGCAGTTGATGGAGACCGAGATCAGTG